CTTCTACCGTCTAAATGGAAATAGAATGGACAGGGTAACTACTCAGAGATTGGGCTATGTGGTGTAGTAGCAGTCTCACTTTATAAGTGTGTTTCATACCCAGCTGATAAGACTGGCTCTGTAAGTGAAAAAGAAATACATTTATAAATTATCGCGGGAAAGTGTATTGGTAGCACTGAAGTCTCATAAGCTTCAAGATGGTAGGTTCGATTCCTCCTCCCGCAACCAGTTAATTCGGAGTGTGGCGCAGTCTGGTAGCGCACCTGGTTTGGGACCAGGGGGTCCAAGGTTCGAATCCTTGTACTCCGACCAATTTTATTACAAAGGAAATAGTATGACATGCAGAGGTTATGATGCGAAAGCAGTAAAAGTATCAAAGACAGTTAAACGTGCCGCGGCAAATATTATGGATACACATAAGCGTGGTGCATTCATTCGCAGTTTTGTTGCGATTGAGCAAAGCAACTCTCGTTCATTCAGTGGCAGAGGAGACAAGAAGTGAGCAAAGGATCAAGTCCTAGACCATATAGCGTAGATTTAAATACGTTTAATAATAACTGGGATAATATCTTTCGCAAACCTGATCCAAAAGTAGTTGAGGATCAACAGAATGAAGATGAAGCTTTTGAAAAAATTGCTAATCAATCAGAAGTTAAAGATAGTAACCAAGGTGGTTAAATAGAATAATGCATCGTTAGCTCAGTTGGTAGAGCTCCATCCTTACACGGTGGCTGTCGGCGGTTCGAGCCCGTCACGATGTACCAAAATAATGCGGCTGTAGCTCAGTTGGTAGAGTACTACCTTGCCAAGGTAGATGTCACGAGTTCGAACCTCGTTAGCCGCTCCAAGTTTATTAACAAAACGAAAGAAGATATGACTGAATCTAGAGCAAGATATACAAGTGAAGAAGCCGCACTAGCTGTTGGTAATCGATTCGATTTAGTTCTAATTGCCGCACAGCGTGTACGAGAATTGAAACGAGGCCATCGTTCAACACTAGTTACTAAAGCAGGTCCCACTGTAACAGCATTGATGGAAATTGAACAGGGTCTTGTAGGTCGTGAGTATTTAAAACGCATTAGAAAAAATGCATGACTTGATTCTTATTGCACTTAAAGATGAAGCACCTAACATGTCTTACAGCATGAAGGTCTTCTACACTGGTGTAGGCAAAGTTAATGCCGCAATGACAGCGGCAGAACTCATCACTAAATATAATCCAAAGCGTGTAATAAACTTTGGCACAGCAGGTGGAGTGACTGTTAAGTCGGGATTTCATCAAGTGTCAAAGTTTGTACAGCGTGATATGATGTGCTGTGAGTTAGGTAGTCTACCAGGACAAACGCCATTCGAAGATACGATTATCTTAGACAATGGTGAAGGACTAACTTGTAGTACAGGTGATAACTTTGTCACTGATAGTAACTTACTTATCCCTGCTGATGTAGTAGATATGGAAGCATATGCTATTGCAAAAGTATGTAAGAAACATAATGTAGAATTTCTATGTTACAAGTTTGTTAGTGATGGTGCTAATGAGGATTCGTTGAATGACTGGCGGACAACTGTCAGTCAAGGTCAAGAGTTTTACTTAAATAAATTAAAAGAGTTAAATGTATCCCTAGTGTAATGGCAGCATATCGGTCTCCAAAACCGCTGGTCAAGGTTCGAATCCTTGGGGGTATGCCAAGATTAAGGTGTAAGTAGAAATGCTTACACCTTTTCCTATTTGACAATAAATCATTTCGGGAGTATAATAAGATATTAAGGAAATAATCATGTGGATTCAAAATGTAGCGATGAGTGATATCAAAAAGGGGTTTCATATTGATCCAGGTCCTAATGCTATGTTGATTCAAATCGTTGATCCCGCATATGAATTTCCTACCCCGTTGTATAATTTTAAAGAGGTTCATCAATTTCAATTCCTTGACATTGAAGAAAAAGACTTTGCATTAGAAGAATCAATGCGTTGCAGTCAGGAACAAGCTGATGAATTGGTTCGCTTGCTTCAACATGCAAAAGACAATAACATGAATGTGATTGTTCATTGTCATGCAGGTGTATGTCGTAGTGGTGCAGTATGTGAAGTTGGTGTTATGATGGGTTTCAAAGATACTGAAGCGTTTCGTAGCCCTAACTTACTTGTCAAGCATCGCATGATGAAAAAATTAGGTTGGGCGTATGATGAGAATGAAAAACATACGATCAATGGTGTAGAAACTAGTTGGGGATTTGTATTACCCAAGAACTATGAAGGTGATATATGATAGAAAAATTGAGCAAAGATGGTAAAGTGGCAGTGTTGTATTCCCCCGGCTTCGGTGCAGGATGGTACACATGGAACACTGATACACCTGAAATACTTTTTGACCCGGCAATCGTAAAGTTTGTTGAAAAAGAAAAGTGGGCTGAGTTAAAAACCTATGTAGCATTGAAGTATCCGGATATATACTCAGGTGGTTTAGACGATCTGAGAGTAGCATGGATACCAGAAGGCACATTGTTTAGAGTAAATGATTATGATGGTAATGAATCAATCGAATTGAAAGACAATGACGATTGGTTAGTTGCGTAAAGGATTAATATGTGGTTAGTAAAAGACAATGATGGTCATGTAAGAGGTAAATCTCTAGACCTAACTGTCGCAATGGATATGGCAAAATATGTTGATGAGTTTGTGACAATCACAGATGGCACAACAGAGATTGTAGGCCGATTCGGTGTTGATAGTGTCACTGATGGTAAGACACCAGATGGTGTAACTTATGATTGGAACAAAGCAAGCCGTATAGGCAGAGTAAAGAAAGAGAGGGTATAATGCCTGCAGTATTTTTAACAAGCGATACTCACTTCGGACACACCGGAGTGTGTAGGTTTACACGAAATGACGGTGTTACAAAGTTAAGACCATGGACTGATCCAGACGAAATGGATGAAGAAATGGTCAAGCGTTGGAACGAAACAGTTAGACCAAACGACAAAGTATATCACTTAGGTGATGTAGTTATCAACCGCAAAGCATTAAAGATTATGCATCGGTTAAACGGTGACAAAGTTTTAATTCGTGGTAACCACGATATTTTTAAAGATGATGACTATAGAGAACACTTTAGAGAGTTACGAGCATATCATGTTATGAACGGAATGATCTTAAGTCATATCCCGATTCATGAGGCATCGTTAGGTCGGTTTGGTGTCAACATTCACGGACACTTACATGCAAATCGTGTAATGTATAGGGATTTGTTTAGTGATGAGGAATTACTAGATCCTCGATATCATTGTGTATGTGTTGAGCATACAGACTATAGACCAATCTTATTTGAAGATGTTATAAAACGAATCAAAGAAGAAGGCGGGGAAGTAGGATTCAAATCTGGAAACGGACCCTCAATGTAAAATAGGACCTTCGGGTCCTATTTTTTTGGCTATTCAATTTAGATTGAATAAATATATATTGTATTTAAAAGGAAACACATGTATATAATTACTGGATTGTATGGTGGATGCACTGATATTGTGAACGCTGTGATTGACTCGTCTGATACTGAATTGTATTCAGAGGGGATGTATATTAACTTCTCAGAAGAAAGAGAATACTTAAACGGTGCAGTAGACCCAAATTCTTCAGAAGATTTGTACGCCACTGTTAAGAATCTTGAATTGACTTTTAAAAGTATACAAACTACTTTAGAGAAAAGACATATCGAACCAAAAGAAAAAAGAAAAATAGCAGAATTCAAGTATATATTTGTGGATCCTACTAGTGAAAAAGCATCGGCTTGGATTAATTCAAGAATGCAAGTATTGATTCAAGAATTTTTAGTACCTGATGAAAATCAGACTCGTAGTAGAAGTGTAATTTCTAGATACTCAGCCGACCTAGTGATAACAGTAGATGATATATTAGAGGGTAGATTAATTGAGAAATTGACGCCGTTTGTCGATACCCCATTAGATACACGCTTGTATGAAGCTTGGTTATCATTGATAAAATATGATTTCCCGTTCAATTGATATAATAAAGGAACATATGTATATAATTAATGGAATTATCGGTGGATGCACCGACATTGTAAGCGCAGTTATTGATTCAAGTGATGTAGAATTAGTTTTGGGCGGAACATATTTAAGTTTCACACACGATAGAGAATTATTAAATCGTCCTCCTATGCCAAGCGATATATACGCCGATGCTAAACAACTAGAAAGTAAATTTAAAAGCATTCAAAGTTACCTATCTAAACGACATATTGAACCAACTGCCACTTCTCCTGAATTCAAATATATTTTTGTAGATGCATCATCTGATAAAGCAATAGATTGGGT